GAAAGTTATAGGTAAAGATGTGATGATTATCAATTCCGCTAAGGATACTCGGTCCCCCGAAGAAGTTTTGAAAACCCATGATAATGTAAAGTTCAATTGTCACAAAGTTTTTGACCTGTTTGAAATTATCAATACAAATGAATTCGATAAAGCTGACATCATTGCCATAGATGAGGCGCAATTCTTCCCCAGACTCAAGAAATTCGTCGAGTGTTGTCTACATTTGAATAAATCGGTCATCCTCGCGGGTCTCGATGGTGATGCGTTTCAACGTAAGTTTGGTGAACTTATAGACTGTGTACCCATGTCATGTGATGTAACCAAATTATCCGCACTTTGTATGCGGTGCAATGACGGGACACCTGGTCCATTCACGAAAAGAACTGTGGAGGACAAAACACTTGAACTCATAGGTGGGAGTGACATGTACATCGCGGTGTGTCGCGATCACCTATAATTTAAACACTTTGTCTGAGACGTTACGTGCCAATCTACGAAACCACCCGAATGCAGTCACGGAATCGTTTTCGTATAGTGGTATGATTAGAGAAATGCGGGTGCACCCACCTGTCTGTTTGGAGACAGAATGTTTGACTTCACTTCCATTATATAGAACACCCTTACCAGCTTTCGTTTCACTGATTTTCACTTTATCATGTCTATCTTTAGTCATGAGATGTGATGTGTTGCATTCACTTGTATAAATGTTACAGACATACGTATTGCGTGCACCATTAGTGAAATTATTGTCAAAGTGCCAGTCGATATAGTGACCACTTTGGTTATACAGTCTCAAGAACCAGCAATATTGCTCCTTCTCGCAGTCAGCTGGTTTCACTTTCTTATTTTTCAGGGTGGAAACATACTCATCGATGATATTGAACACCTGAGGAAGTCTATCTCTGACTGTACTTCTCGTGATTTTGTACCCTTCAACCATATTTGATGTCGACTTGTTACCGTGTTGTTGTGCGATGTGTATGATATCATTCACGTATGGGTTGAGGCTGTTTGATATTTCCGAACAGTCAATCTCCTTAAACTTTCCGCTCTGGGCTGGTTTGAGATACCCATTCCATAGGTTCACAAGAAATGGTAGCACCAATAGGATTAGTAGTAGTAACCTCATACAATAGACCACTAAAATCTTTTAACGTCAAGAATGAGCACGACTCGTTTACCTGGCCCCGTCTTTGTAACTTCGTGGTACCTCGAGTGATCGAATATGAATGACTCACCTTCTGTATGAACGTGTGGTCCATTCTCCGTGAACAAGGTACAGTCACCATCACCCACGATCGTGAGGTGATACCTCAGTAAATGATTCGTCTCTGCCCTGTGTGGTGGTATGGTCATCGGTCCCTCCATGACAGCGAACGACGCCGTTTCTTCGTAAATACATGGTACCTGTCTGACGAGACTTTTCAGTTTCGGAAACTGGTCAAACGTATATCTGTAGTACGCATCATTCTTTTGAAACCATGGATCGAGGTCATGATACATGGTTTTTTTCAACGTCTTCGATACCGCCTCGAACTCCTTTCGGATATCACGGTAGTGTGCCTGTATCAAATGAAGTCCTTTGAATTGCCATACTGAATATTTGGGGGTATGCATCAATATATCAACCACAGTATTTCGCATACCTACGAATGGTCGTTTCCAATTTTGAAAATATAGGTTATCGATGGGTGCCTTGAAATAGTCATGACCCACGAGAAGAAGTGGAACAACCACCAGGTACCACATTATTTTCTCAGTAGATAATAAACATGCCCGTATACGGCAAGAACATGGAAAAGTATGCCCCTGCGCCCACCACCGAAACTAAGGAAATGAAGGACCGTTTCACGATGCCCGACATTCCTCAGCTCACCATCGTCCAGATGATCATCGCCGCGGTCATCGTCGCGTACGCGTTCACGGCGCGTAAGGTGAAGGGTGTCGTCGTCGCGACCCTCGCGCTCACTATTGGCCTTCTGCACATGTACGATCACCTGTACCGTGTGAAGCGTGGCCCCGAGAAGCTCTTCCTCTTTCCCGGTGATAAGACTGAGAACTACTGCGCCGGTGGATGTGGATGCGGTAAGTAAAATATTGACACATACTAAGTATGCGCGTTAGAGTTGTTCGTAGCCCCGATTCTAAAAAGAAGTTCAGGGCGATATTAGAAAACGGTAAGACTGTCGACTTTGGTGCGAGAGGGTATTCAGATTATACGAAACACAAAACACCCTCTCGCATGCGATCGTACGTGTTACGACATGGTGGGCAAATACCAAGACGTATCATCGCTGAAAGAAATCCATCGAGGATTCAGGATATGATGCTAAACATAGACCGGAGTGACAAAGAAAATTGGAAAATGAGTGGTATCAACGGGGCTGGATTTTGGTCACGTTGGTATCTCTGGAGTTTCCCGGATATGAAGGATGTCAAAAAGTTTATGAAGAAGCGATTCAACATACAGATCGTTTAAGCGACTCGACTTGTTCCACAAATCGTGTCATTAGTTCAAGACGTTCGTAAAGTTCTTCACCCAGATAGAGCTTTACGAATTTCTCATCTATATCAGTTTCTGATGTATACTCTTTGATTACATCGTAGACTTTTGTGTCGTACCAATTAATCAAGCTCTGCTTTACTCGTACCAGATTCATTACTTAATTAACGCATACAGTTTTAAGCGTTGTTAGGCATCTGCTGACGAGCCTTGTTAATCGCGTTGGTGGCAAGCTTAAGGGCGAGCTCACGAAGCTTCTTGGCACCATTGTTGAGACCATTACCGTTGTTGTTGGGCTTCTTGTTGCCATTGTTGTTGGGCTTCTTGTTACCGTTGTTGTTGGGCTTCTTGTTGCCGTTGTTGTTGGCAGGCTTGTTGCCGTTGTTGGCAGGCTTGTTGCCGTTGTTGTTGGCAGGCTTGTTGCCGTTGTTGGCAGGCTTGTTGCCGTTGTTGGGCTTGTTGCCGTTGTTGGGCTTGTTGCCGTTGTTGGGCTTGTTGCCGTTGTTGGGCTTGTTGCCGTTGTTCGCGGGCTTCGCGTTGTTCGCGGGCTTGTTAGCGTTACCGTTGTTGGCAGGCTTCGCGTTGTTGGCAGGCTTGTTAGCGTTACCGTTGTTCGCGGGCTTCGCGTTGTTCGCGGGCTTGTTGCCGTTGTTCGCGGGCTTCGCGTTGTTCGCGGGCTTGTTATTCTTGGACTGGGAATTATCCATGATCGTGCTTATACTAATCGATGAGATTATTTTTTGAGTCCTCGTTTTTTCAGGTTGGCTTTCAATTCAGCCATGAGTTTAGCGCGGGTCGAATTTATGACCGGTTTCCTGGGTGGCTGGGAAGGAGGTGGTGGTGGCGGAGGGGGTGGTCCACCGGTTCTGGGTATGATCGGAGAAGTGGGAACGACGATTGTCTTACAAAGTCGAATCACCTGCTGAGCATTTTTGACGCTATTTTCAAAATTCATCCTGAGTTTCGATCGAAGTTCCCTCGCCGTGAGTTTGACACGTTTACCACGCACGTCCTTCGTGACACGTAGACCCATTTTCTTCGCCTTTTCTTTCAGTTCCTTATACTGCATATTACTATAGGCTATCATAAAATTTAAAGAAGACAAACTCCGTATATTCAAGATGAGTGATGTGATTGAATTGAAGATGATGATCAGTAAAGTACTCCTCCCACGTATCCGACAATTAGAAGATGAAGTTGCATCCCTCAGAAAGCACACATGGCCGTACGTACAAGCCCGGAAAGAACATCACGAATTGGATGACATGGAAGCGAAGATGGATTTTTTCAAAAATCTTGATGATGATACCATCAAGGAACTCATACAGATCAAGTCTAGGTTACGTACTGGTACAAATCTTCATCACCGAGAATATGACATCATTCGGGAGAATAATTTCTGTTAATACTGTATAACAAAATGTCTAGGAAATCTGCCTTACCGATGGCATCGTCCACATCCTCGAGTCTTCTCGTAAACATTTTCATTTTGATGATGTTACAAAACATGGAAGAGCAAACCGCCATGGTCACTGCTGGTATGGCACTGTGCGCCTGCTCGGCGTTTTCGGGTGCGTTACGCGTAATTCAATACACTCTACATGGCCTGACTGGTATCAAAACCTATTAATTTTCTCAGGGTAAAATAAACAATGGGCCAAGCGCTGTCGTCCCTATGGTTCTTTGTAAGCCCGATTCCTGACATGAGTTCGAAGGGTAAACCTAAACCTATGTCCGCCGCTTCTATGTGTTGCAGTAGCCTTTGTTCGCTCCTGATGCTCTTCTTGGGGTATCGTTACTGGAGTGAATCGTTCCCATTCGTACCCACACCATTTTACCCGACCATGTTACTCATATGTTGTCTTTCATGCTGTTCGAGTAGTAAACTCATCGGACAAGGACGTAAATTCGCCAAAGTTTAAAAAAAGTTGTCGGTACGATACATATTCACCTTGAATGAACCAGTCTTACCAGTCACTGAGACTGTTTCATTTCCATAGAGTTCCTGACACCCTATATCTTCCATACAGTCGCGTGCGTTATGACTCACGGGGACGGGATAAATTTGCTGCCCAGCTGTGGTCGTGTAGTAATTATACCGATCACGCCTGCCTGTTACCTCTTTACCATAAAGAGGCATCGTCACATCACCCGGACCGGTAAGAATGCCCATTTGTTGCATATGTCCCGGTTTATACTTTTTAATGGGTGGACCCCTGTACTCAGGGTCACGTCGCACAGCGGTGGGACGAGGTGGAACGGGGAGTTGTGGTCTGGACTCAACTTTCACGACGCGGGGATTGTACCACATGTATACCAATGCAAGTACCGCTACGATTAACACACTCGACACCATGTGTATTTTCGTCTTATTCTTCATTTACTATAGTTAAGGAAATTCTTTTACATAAAGACATGAAAGTGTTGTCTATAGATATTGGGTATCATAATATGGGTTTAGTCTTAGCCGAATCTTTAAGTGGTCCTAAAATCACAGTTGAGTATATCAACAAAGTAAATTTGGAAGACTATAAATATATAAAGTCGAATGATTTCGTGGATTTAATTCCTTTATTTGTAGATGACTATAAAGAAATTTTCAATCAAGCTGATAAAATATTGATTGAGAGACAACCACCGGGTGGGTTTCAAAATATAGAAATTTTGTTACATTACATGTTCAGAGATAAGGTTAAATTAATTTCACCCGTGAGCATGCATGTTCATTTTGGTATGAGACATCTTAATTACGAAGAACGTAAAGAGAGAACTACCTGTATTTCAGAAAAGTACATTAATAAGGATATTTTGAATCAATATGAACGAAAGCATGATATAGCCGACGCATTATGTATGATTGTATACGACAATTTTAGGACATGTGTTCACTCATTTGATAAATTTAAATTTGTTGGTTTATAATAAATGCCAAGTGTAAAGCAAATTCAGGATGCGCGTAAAAAATTGAAGTCGACTCCGAAACCTAAAGGTAATGCACCCAAGATACCTTCCGCCGCCCTACTCCGTATCATTAACGCCGATCCCAAGATTAAGCGTAACCGGGAATTTGTGAAACGTGTTCAGGAACTCATCAAGAAAAGTCAATGAATTTTCTGACCTCTCCAAACCTTGAAGGTATCTTTGATGATGTTATCAAAGTGTCCTAGACGATACTGAACAAATCCCCATAATACGAAGAATACAGTCTTTGTAAGATGATTGATCTCATTCTCTTCCATCTTATAAATGGGTCCAACCACGCGCCCCATGAACGTCTCTTCCTTCTTCTGCCCAGTGATGGCCATTTCAGCCTGTGTGAGAGCACATGTATCATCGTTCACGGACCAGTGGTAAAATATGAATGGTATGAGCACTGAATAAAATTCTAGACTCCTGCGATCATTCGTGAAAGGAACGACGAGGATACCGATCAAGAAAATAAGATGAATGAGGAATATTATGTTCATCTATTATAACATGAGTGAAGAAATTAATATGGAGGTGATGTGGAACGAGTACCACGAAAACGTACTGCGTCAATGGGGTGAATCATCTGCGTGTTACAGGTACATGCACCACAGGGCTTTCTTGATGTTTAAAAAGATGAGTCTGCGTT